GCCGTCGACGTATGGTTCAAACAGCCATGACAAAAATGTCACAGCCTGTGATACACGATTCATTTTTACCCCTTACAATCCTGCATGTCCAAGCAGGTCCCAACACATTACCGCAATCAACCCATCCAGCCCATCGAGATCATCGAGATGTATGGTCTCGACTTCTCACGAGGGAATGCTCTCAAATACCTCCTCCGCGCTGGTTCTAAACCTGGAGAAGATAAGACCGACGATTTGCTTAAGGCCATCTGGTACCTCGTGTATGAGCTTGATGGCGTCGACCTAGCAGACGAGGTCAATGAGCATCTGCTAGTTGATGCCACTCGCGACGCCTAAGTATTTGCACGTCGCCTCGACTGCTTCGTCCCAGGAATAGGCGACAAACCATAGGTAAGCATCACCGACAGTTTCGCGGAATGCAATCTGTGCTGGTGTTAACTTGTTCTTGCCGGCCTTCATCTCGATCCACATGCCGCAGTGCTGTCCCATCTGGACCGGGACAAAGATGTCCCACACGCCAGCCTTGAGGCCTTCGGACTTCATGCGGCCACCCGTGGCCTTGCTTCGGTATCCGCCATTCGGTACCGCAAAGATTGTGTCTAGACGCGGATGTCGTCCACCCATGACACGGCACCAGTTGAAATACGCGATCTGTTGTTCCGACTCGTTCATAGTTCGATTCCTTCCAAAGTCTCCAAGAGAATCTCAGCCTCCGGTAATACGCGCAGTTTCTCAAGCGCTCGATTTTGTATCTGTCTGATGCGCTCGCGAGAGTATCCGACCAGGAGTCCAACATCCTCGAGTGAGCGGCCATCGATGAGTCCATCAAAGCCATAGCGCAACTTGATGCACGCGAGCTCGCGATCCGTGAGGTGTTCCATCACTTTGTACAGCTGCGTGTAGAGTGCTTCGCGGTTCATCGCATCGTCTGGTGCAGCTGTATCTGATGGTGTGAAGTCAGCGAGCGTCATGCCATACACATTCACTTCGTCCAGTGAACGAATCTGCGGCGCTTCATTCATCATGATCTCGCCCAGGTACTTCGCGTCGAGTGTCTCGATCTGCCGCCGAAGATACTTCGGAAAATCCTCGAGGCGAGACTGTATCCACACCAGCAGATCCGGCATCGATGGCGCTTCGCCATGCTTCAGCACGTACGCCTGGCGCGAGATGCGGATGTGAGTGATCTTTGCGATGACGTGCGATGGCAGTCGGATCTCACGACCACGGTTCTCCACTCCTCGACCGATAGCCTGTCGAATCCAGTTGGTCGCGTACGTCGAGAAGCGGTGACCCTTAGACGGGTCGTAGCGCTGAATAGCGTAATGGAGGCCCATCATGCCATCGGTCATCATGTCCTCGTGGTCGCAGCCCCTACCCTTGTAGCGCTTTGCAATCGCTGAGACCATTCGAATGTTGTGACTTAGCAGCTCATCGACAGCGCGAAGTTTGTCGCGTTCCGTTCCACCCTGAACCATACGACCTAAGAAAAACTCCTCCTGAGCGAGGAGGAGTGCATCCGGGTCGGCGCGTCTACTGGCCCGATATTGTGACCAAGTGCGGATGGCGTCAGTCACGAGATTGCATCGCCTGGTGTGCACGGTGATCTGGTGAGTTTGGAGTGTTCCAGTCGCTCGCCATTGCACACGCTGTCCACACACACAGCACGACCAAGACGAAGCCACCGAGTGTCTGGATACGTCGCTGTGTCTGCTTGCGGCGCTCGCGCTTCAGCTCACGCTGTGAGCAGATTCCACAGATGCGATGTCCACGGCCATACGGCACGGAGTTCGTGCGATGGCATTCAATGCATGTCAGTTTGATGTTTCTTGTGTCCATAGTTGTTCCTAGTCCTGTCTATTCGGGAAGATTCTGACCTGTACGCTTGCACAGGATCCACAGCTGCACTTCGTATTCAGTGCGACCAATCACATCAGCGATGCGCTTGACGGTCGACTGTCTCACAGCATGAGCGCCGGAGAGCATCCGGCACACAGCACTCTTATTGATGCCTAGTCGCTCAGCGATTTCGACTTGTGTCATTCCATACATGCCATCGTTATACACATGGTTGCCACATTATGTCAACCTGTGCTAGGATGTCCTTGTAGTTGGACACTACTGAAGGGGAAAACAATGACACAGGAACGGGTTGACTTGACGTGGAGGTGCGGCCATACCGCGCACATCATGGTCGGATATACGCAGAGTGACTTGAAGTACAAAATGGCGATGATGACGTCGACACTTCAGATTTGCGCGGCGTGCGAGAACAAAATCGCCATCGAACGCGCATGGTCACTGACACAGCGACTGCTCGAGCCGAATCCGATTGTTATGACCGGGTCGGAGAAACAGATCGAGTGGGCGCGCTCCATTCGCACGACCAAGTACGAAGCGCTTGCACATGTCCTTGACTGTCTTCGCGAAGCGTACAAAACGCGCCAAGACGAATGGCCAGCCATTGCACGGGCAATCAGTCCAGTCGTCAATGATGTCAGCATCTGGCGTTCATATACGCAGTCAGGCGCCATCATTGACAGACGCAACATCAATTGGACCGGCGCGTTTGTAACTGCGCTTAGTCGGGCAGGATTATACATAGGGGGTTTGAAATGACAATGTCGGAAACAATAGGCGCCATCGCGCCAGCGCTGGTCAAGGCACAGGCTGAAATCAGACCAATCGTGAAGGACAGCACGAATCCAGCGTTCAGAAGTAAGTACACATCGCTCGATGCCATCATGGAGGTTGTTCGACCAGTGCTAGCGAAGAATGGTCTCATCGTTGTGCAGTCGGTGCTGGACACCATCGACGGCGAGCACAGCACCAGCATCACCGTCGAGAGTCGTGTCATCCATAGCTCAGGCGAGTGGATAGCCGGCGTCGTGCAGGTTCCCGTGATGCAACAGACATCGCACGGCTTCGGCAGCGCACTCTCGTATGGTCGACGCTACAGCCTCAGCGCACTGCTGTCGCTGGCGTCTGACGAGGATGACGATGGCAATGGCGCGATAGGCCAGCAACAACCAGCACGGCCACAGATCAAGCCAGGACCGATACCACAGACGACGCTGAAGAAGCTCGCACCAACACCGAAGCCGATACCGGGATACCACAACGGTAGTCACTTCGTCCTGGGAGAAGAGGAGCCGACAAACTGATGGAGATGCGAGGAAAGATAGGCAATGCGCCACAGCTCATGAGGTACGCCATGCGTGCAATCAGTGATTCGTATGGCGAAGGACTCGAAGTCATTGGATTCGTCGCCAGCAGAAGATTCCTGAATGACATGCTCGAATACCTAAAGAGTGAAGACACGACCAGCCCGAACAAGTTGTTCGGGCTTCCGCTTGAAATCCATCCAGTGGAGTCCATGCAGCCGATGGTCATGGCGTTCATTACTGAAGCGATGTCAGAAGACGAAGCTCGTCGCACGATGCATTTCTATGTGAACGACGAGGAACCACAATCCGAACCATTGCAGATTGAAGGGGAAACTCATGACTAAACTTGTATGGATCACACCCGATGCCGAAAAGGTCATCGGGTATTGTGCTCGAGTCTCGAATCCAGCGAACCAGGACAATCCGGATGTCGCTCGACTGCTTCGATACTGCGTCGGACACGGACACTGGAGCATCTTCGAGCAGGCCTCGATGTGCGTCGAAATAAAGACCACGCGAGCGATTGCAGCTCAGATTCTTCGACATCGCAGCTTTGCGTTTCAGGAGTTTTCGCAACGGTACGCGACGGTGGTCGAGGACATCGATGTCCCGGAGATGCGCCTCGCTGGCGCTCACAATCGCCAATCAAGCCTGCCACTACCGAAGGTGGAAGAACTGACCAAAGAGCAGCAGGACGCGCTGTATCTGGTCGGTTCAGCCATCGAGTTTGCGACCGATGTCTATCGCGACCTCATGGCGCACGGCATGGCTGCCGAGACTGCTCGCATGGTGTTGCCGATGTGCACACCGACCACAATGTACATGAGCGGGACCATTCGTTCTTGGATCCATTACGTGCAGCTGCGTACACGTCAAGACACGCAGCTCGAGCATCGCGACATCGCGCAGGGAGTGCAGAACATCATGCTGGAACACCTGCCGATCATCATGGAGGCGCTGTCATGAAGTTCGGCGAGCTCATGCCACATGCAGACCTTCCTCCTTGGAATGACTACATCGAAGCATGGGAAAAGGATCACAAACCTGCATGTCCAACATTTGACGAATGTCTTCATGAGTCTATTGTTATGACACAGAAGATAGATAGCATCGGTCGAGACCATTACTATGTTCGATGTACGACATGTGGACGTCGAGCAAGCACCATCAAAAAGCGTGAGGCACTAAAAATGCTTGCTGGTGTTGTGCCACCAAATGATGATGAACTAACCTCACAGATTCGAAACCATGGCGACTACTGGCGAATACGCTCTGAGTTACGTGCGGAATACGCGCGGTTGTGTGCGGAATATCCTCAGAAACTCATCGAACAAAGACGCATTTACTACAAAAGATATTTGCTAACAGCACGATGGATGAACCTTAGAGCAGCTGTGTTTGAACGTGACAATCACACCTGTCAGTCATGCGGTTCGACTGACTTTTTGCATTGTCACCATACTACGTATGTACGCCTAAGTGTAGAGGAGATGAGTGACCTCATAACCTACTGCGCCAGGTGTCACACAAACCATCACATCGATCAAGATATGGAGCGCGAACGCGAACAAATATGGCGAGAAAATCAGCTGACAATCAATCAGCAATTAGGCGAGTAGAAGAAAAGCCAGAAGGACTTCTGTGGTTGCTCAAAGCGAGTGAGCACGAGATCCTAGAGCGCCTACATCAGGACGGTGCACTCATTTACATTCACCCTGCGCTCGATGGCGTGGTGAGCTATCGCATCGAGGAGAATCCTAGACACGACCAAAAAGTGGTGCATGTCTGGCGGTAAATGTATATTGATTTTGCCGTTGCTCCCACAGCGGTGAACTGAACAACTAACCAAACAAAAAC